TGCATACGCCCATGCGAATGCTGCGTTTGCTGCTGCTAATAATGTAGCACCGCAAGTTCAGCCGGCGTTTAATACCGCAAATGCAGCATTCATACAAGCCAATGCTGGCATACTTCATGCACAGTCAGCCTTTCATCACGCAAATGCTGGATTTGATGCTGCTAACACTGCTGACGATAAAGCAGTAACGGCAAGTAACCGTGCCAATGCGGCATTTATTGTTGCTAATGCTACGACAATCCAAGCGAATGCTGCATTTGATCATGCAAACTCTGGATTTGTACAAGCAAACTCTGCATTCTTCCATGCTAACTCTGGATTTATACAAGCGAATGCATCATACAATCAAGCAAATGCTGTATTCATCGTAGCAAATGCAACAACAACGCAAGCAAATGCAGCGTATGATCATGCTAATGCGGCGTTTGCTTCGGCAAACAATGTTGCACCACAGGTACAACCTGCATATGATACCGCTAATGCTGCATTTATTCATGCTAATTCAGGATTCATACAAGCAAATGCTGCAATAGTTCATGCACAATCTGCGTTCAATGCTGCTAATAATGTATTCCCGCAAGTACAACCTGCATATGATACCGCTAATGCAGCGTTTATTCGTGCTAACAATTCATTAAATGCAAATCTTGGTGGTACTGTTACCGCAAATGTTGTGATTGATGCGAATCTACAAGTCGCAAATGTTACGACAAACAACTATATTCAATTCTCTGATGGTACAAGACAGTTTACCGCAAACGCAGTTTCACCAAATGTATCATTACAAACATTCACTACAGTTGCTACAGGAACAGAGTCAACTTATAATTTAGGATTTATTCCTGCCGGTTCAAACGCTGCGGTATTTGTTTCTATTGGTGGTATCGTTCAAACAGATGGTATTGATTATGCAATTCAACCATCTAACTCTACAATTTCCTTTGATGCACCACCACCCGCTGGCGAAATCATTCGTGTAACTGGTCTACAAAATATTGTACTGTTACCGAATCCAAATGTTACTGTATCTGTATATGAAACAACAGCAAACGGTAACACAATTACATTTGGTTTACCATTTTATCCATCATCACCTGAAGTATTGACAGTAACAATTGATGGTATCACACAACCATTATCTGCTTACACAATCAATACTTCAGCAAACACAATTACATTTGATGCTTTCCCTGCAAATGGTGAACTAGTTCGTGTATCAACTTTCTATACGGCAGTAAATCCATATTTGCTTTCTGCAAATACAGTAACATTTGACCAGTTACAACCAAGTGTAAGAGCGCAAATTAATGCTTCATTTAATCATGCGAATTCTGGATTCACTCAAGCAAATGCGGCATTTAATCATGCGAATTCTGGATTCACTCAAGCAAATGCGGCATTTAATCAGGCTAATGCAGCTTTTGTTCAAGCAAATACAGCAGCAACAACAGGAAAAGCAATTGCAATGTCGATTGTATTCGGAGGCTAATTCATGACACAACAAATTACCAGTGCTAGAATAGCCAATAATTCAATTACAGCAAACAATTTTGCGTCAAGTATTGGCATTTATGTTTATGATTTAGATGACATTTCTTATACCACAGATGGAATTACTACCATATTTCCATTGACATATAATACATCCAATGTTTCTGTCCCAAGTCCTTGGAATCTAATGATTTCTATAAATGGCTTGTTACAGTCAGCATATGCTAACACATATGAATCTGTATGGTTAAGTTATGTTTCATCGGCAGCAAAAGGCTATACACTAGATAGTGGTGGAGGTGTAAAGTTTGCTGATCCACCACCAGCAGGATCAGATGTAATGATTCGTGCAATTCCTGGCACACCAGCAGCAAATGCTAAAGTTTACCCATTTAGGCCAACGGATGTTCTAATGGGTTATTAATGCTAAATAGTAGAGATTTTAAAAAACTAACACTTCCCAATATTTTGGAGTCAAAATGGCTAGAAAAGCAATTATAGACACATATTACTCGTTCACACCTTCTTCTAGAACGATTGTGTTTAATCAGGTGATTCCACGTGAACGTTTTGTTTTGATTACAAACGTCACTACGAATCAGGTAATATACAATTTTTCAGATCCGAATCTGAAATTAACTTCTCATGCCGTAGCACAAAATACAATAACTGGTGCTGCGACAACGACTGTAGTTCTTCAGTATAATACAACAGCAATGTCCTCTACGGATGATCTACAAGTCGTTATTGATGAGTTTGAAGAGACTTTTAAGCCTTCGGAACTCTACACTGATCCTGTTAATAAGTTCCGTGTTTCACAACCACAGTCTTTGATTGATACCGACTTTGAATATTCTACTCAGGCTACAAAATGGGAAACACTTTCTTTGGTAAATAACAGAGCATTTGCATATGCGAATGTGGCAGCTAACGCCGACATTTCTATTGGTGGTCCAATTAATGTTACGTCAATTACTGTAAACTCAAACTCAAGTTTCGTTACAGTATATACGCCAAATCCACCAGTTGTTAATACTCCAATTTTTGTTACTGATACGGCTTGGGGTCCTGCTGATGGAACATATGTTGTTGATGCTGTTGTTTCTGGTCTGGCATTTAGATATACAGCAAAACAACGTTATCAAGCAACGTTAGGTGTAACTACTGGTTTAAATATTAATATTCCAGGCGTATCACAAGTTGCTAACGGTTCTATTTTCACACGTTCAAACATTGCTATTTCTAATATCAACTTTACTGGTACTTTTGCGAATGGTATTGTAAGAACAGCACAACCTCATGGTATTTCAATTGGTAATGAAATCATTCTGCAAGGTACCACAGCAGCAACATCAGGTGCACCTAATGGAACTTTTACCGTAACTGGTGTTTATTCCAATACAATGTTCCGTATTGATGCTAACGTTGCTCCTGTAAGTGCTTCAGGTATTGGTTCTGGTGGTTTTGCTAATCTATTCTCTTCAGGTCGTTCAACTGTAATTCACCGTGCATATGATGGTGGTGTTGAATTTAGCACAGCAGCAGAAGGTCATAACAATCAGTTGATTCGTCAAACACGCCGTTACTTCCGTTATCAGTCTGGTAAAGGAATTCAAATGTCCACTGGTACATTGATGAAACCTTCAATTCGTCTGGACAGTCTGACAAGTTCTGGTGCAGTTGTAACAGTAAAAACAAAAGAGCCTCATTACTTGGATACAAATACTTCAATCACAATTAGTAACTGTAATGAAACCGCATATAATGGAACGTTTAACATTTTAGAAGTTTTAGATCCATATACTCTTCGTTATGTTGCAAACAGTACACCTTCTTCTGCAACAGCATCAGGTTTATACTTCTTGTCTGTTAATGGTTGGTATGGTGCTCAAAATCGTGTGGGTATGTTTGATGATCAAAATGGTATTTTCTTTGAGTATGATGGTCAACAACTGAATGCTGTTCGTCGTTCATCTACAAGACAGTTATCGGGTTTTATTAGTGCAAACGTTGCCAATACTCAAATTGATGGCGTAACTGTTAACGGTATAACAACCAAGTTCTCAACCGAACTTGACGTTGGTGATTATATTGTAATTAAAGGTATGTCATATCGTGTCATTGAAATTAATTCTGATACGAGACTACATGTTTCACCTGCATATAGAGGTAATACACAAATTTTACAAGCGGTTGCTGCTAAAACAATTGATACGAAGATTCCTCAATCTCAATGGAATCTAGATCGTTGTGATGGTACCGGTCCTTCAGGATTCAATCTTGATCTTCGTAAGATGCAGATGTTCTATCTAGATTATTCTTGGTATGGTGCTGGTTTTGTTCGTTGGGGTTTTAGAGCAACGGACGGTAATATTATTTACTGCCATAAAATGGTAAATAATAATGTTAATTATGAAGCGTATATGCGTTCTGGTAACTTACCCGGTCGTTATGAAACAAACACTTTTGCACCTAAAACAAAAGTTCAAGCAACAATTCAACCTGGAGATACATCAATTAATGTTGCAAATGCTTCAGCATTTCCTACAGCTGGAATACTATGGATCACAAACGGTGCGGGTTTAAGTGAGTTTGTAAACTATGATGGTGTAACTAATAGTTCACCAACAGGTTGGACATTCAATAATGTAGTTCGTGGTCAGCAAGGTAATACAATTAACTGTTTTATGAATACTTCAAACTCAACTTTGAATCTTGTTCCTGGTCAATCAACAACGGGTATTCAAGTTGGTATGTTCGTACAAAGTGCAAATATTCCACAAGTTGCTCAAGTTGCAAGTATTAATCCTAATGTCTCAATTCAACTTTCACAAGCACCACAGATCAGTGGAACTGGTACAGTAACATTTATTCCTATGGGTAATGTTGCTCAAACGTTTACATATAGTGCTACTTCTCCAACATACACTGAGTTACATGCTCCTGGATATGCTCCACGTATTGCTCATTGGGGCACTTCAGTTATCATGGATGGTCGTTATGATGACGATAAATCGTTCGTGTTTACACAAGGTATGAGAGCAGCGCAATCTGTACCACCAGGTCAGCGTATGGCTCTTCAAAGTTTCCGTATTTCTCCGGCAGTGAATAACGGTGTTGGTGGTAACGCATTAGGTGATCGTGAAGTTGTTAACCGTATGCAAATGACATTACGTCAATTAGGTGTTCTATCGGGTGGACAATTCTTAATTGAAATTATGCTTAATTCTTCTACTGCAAATGCTGCGCCAGTTTGGACAAACGTTGGTGGCTCAAGTCTTGCACAGTATGTAAATCATGCTGTAAACACAAGAATTGAAAACGGTGAAGTTATTTACGCTTTCTTTACAAACTCAGCTGGTGGTTCAACCAATTTAACTACAACATCTGTTGAACTTGATTTGGTTCGTGATCTTGGTAACAGTATTCTTGGTGGAGGCACTAATGATCCAACAAGAGGTTTCTATCCAGATGGACCAGATATAGTGACAATTGTTGCACGTAATGTAGGCACTGCGGCAGCATCAGTGTTCTCACGATTATCATGGACAGAAGCACAAGCATAAATGCAAACTGTTACTACATTACCCATACTGCAAACCGTTAGTGATGCAACAACTCACTATATAGGTTTGCAGCCTGCGATTTCTGGAAAAACAACGGCAGAGTACGTCAATCGTAATCTGTCGTTCAATCCCGCATCCAATACATTAAACATTGGTGTTAATGTAAACTTTTTACCTAATGCTGTAAATGGTTCCGCAATTGCAGAGAGTGGTATCTCGGCATCTAAAATTGCTCCTCTTACACGTTTAATTGAACAAGGAAAAATAATTCCAGGACCAACCGGTGGTAATGTCAACATTGATTTATTAGAAGCAACTGTATATTATCTAACAAGATTTCCAAATGCTAATTTGACATTCAATCTTCGTGCTAGTTCTTCAACAAGATTAGATCAACTGCTAAGTCCCGGTCAATCAATCTCTACGGTATTTTTAATATCTCAGAATGTAAATCAGTATTCAGCAAATGTTTCTATTGATGGAGTTTATCAATCAGCAAATACAAGATATCTGGGAAATTCAAAACCAGCATTTGCAACAGGTATAGTAAATCCATTTATAGATGTATATTCATTTGTTACAATTAAAGTAGCTGCGAATGCTTACACCGTATTAAGTTCAAATTCCATTTTTGGTATAGGATAAAATGATACAAAGAGTTCGAACAGGATTAATACAAACTGGTGCCGTAATTGGTAATACAATTGGACCGACTTCTATTAGCACTAATAATATTGTTAACAGATCGGTTACTGGTAATCTAATCGCAAATAATGCTGTAAGTGGAAATAATATTGTATCACCGCCTGATATTTTTGATGATGCTTTCTTATTCGGTGGAATGTAAAAATGGCAATAAACACAAGACAACAATTCAAAGATTACTGCTTACGCCGACTTGGTTGGCCAGTGATTGAAATCAATGTTGATGATGATCAAGTTGATGATCGCATTGACGATGCATTATCTTTTTGGCGTGATTATCACTATGACGGAACAGAAAAACTGTTCATGAAACATATCATCACACAAGCAGATATTGACCGTCAATGGATTTATTGTCCAGATGCCGTGCAGTTTGTCACAGGCATTTTTCCATTTGACCAATCAAACGCATCAATCAATATGTTTGATCTCCGTTATCAATTACGTCTGCATGATTTGTATGACTTCACATCGGTATCGTATGTGTCATATGAAATCACGATGCAACACCTTCGCACATTGAATCTGCTGTTCTCTGGTACACCACAATTCCGTTTCAATCGTCATCAAAACAAAGTGTTCTTGGACATTGATTGGACAAGAGATGTAGAGCCAGGCGACTTTGTTGTTATTGAATGCTATCGTGTATTGAAACCAGATACAGTGACACTGACTGGTACAGTAACAGGTGATCCATCATCAAACACAATTACAGGTTACGGCACAAAGTTTGATCAAGAAATTGTACCGTTTGATTTTATAAACGTTGGTGCTGAATCAAAACAAGTTGGTTCTATTGATTCACCGACAAGAATTACATTGATAGGTCCACCAACATTGACACATAGCAATTCTTCTATTTCAATTGCTGGTATTACTGACGTATGGAACGACCGTTTCCTCAAGAAATATGCCACTGCAAAAATCAAACAACAGTGGGGCAACAACTTGAAAAAGTTTGAGGGCATTCAAATGCCAGGTGGTGTCACACTGAATGGTCAAAAGATTTATGATGAAGCAACAGAAGAATTAGATAAAATGGAAGAAGAGATGTACATGATGGGTTCACTACCATCCGAAATCTTTACAGGATAACGGAGTATAAAATTAGCACCAATTTCTATTTCAATAATTTTCCAAGCCGACTTGCAGATGCTCCTATAACATCGGAACAATTGCTTGTTGAAGATTTGGTAATTGAATCACTCAAGATTTATGGTCTTGATGTATACTATTTACCACGTACAACACGTGATGAAGTAGACTATTTGTTCGGTGAAGATAGCCTAAAAGAATATCGCACAGCACATCCAATTGAAATGTATTTGGAAAACGTCAATGGCTATGACGGTGAACAAGATTTTATTTCCAAGTTTGGCTTAGAGATTCGTGATGAAATGACGATGCTTGTTTCACGTTTACGTTTCAGATATGCTGTAAACGGTTACACAAGACCACGTGAAGGCGATCTAATCTATGTACCATTGCTAAATGGTTTCTTTGAAATCACTTATGTTGAGAATGAAAACTCTCAAGCAATGTTCTATACATTAGGTCGTGGTCGTGGTGGTAATGTATACCTCTATGCTTTGAGAATGAAACAGTTCTATTTCTCAAATGAGATTATTGATACTGGTGTAAAAGATATTGATAACAACATTCGTGGTTACTATAACAAGATTCGTATCTCATTAGGTTCAGGCGCAGGTAAGTTTGTAAATGATGAGATTGTATATCAAGGTTCTTCATTGTCTACAGCAACAGCGCAAGCATTGGTATATGATTTCCAACCAAATGCATACATTGATGTTTACCGTATGCAAGGTGACTTTACATCATCAGCAAACGTCAAAGGTAATACAAGTTCAGCACAATGGACTGTGATATTGGCATCCGATGCACCGACACAGAACAATGCATTTGAAGATATTATTGACAATGCACGTATTGAAGCAGCAAGTGATGGCATTATTGACTTCACTGAAGTAAACCCATTTGGTGAACCCTGATGTTAGGTAACGCACAATTCTATCACCGCACCATTCGTAAGATGGTGGTTGTATTTGGTACAATGTTCAATGATTTGGAGATTGTTCGTTACACACAAGCAGGTCAAGCAAAAGAAAAACTAAAAGTACCATTATCATACGGACCAAAAGAAAGATATCTAACACAGATTACATCTGACCCTAATCTTATCAAGTCAGTCAACTCTGTAATACCAAGAATGTCATTCAATCTTGACAGCCTTGAGTATGATAATACTCGTAAACAAGTTTCTACATTACAAAACTTTGCAGCAGCAACAAACACTGGTGTATCTACACAATTTTTACCTGTGCCATATAACTTTGAGTTTAGTTTATCAATCTATGTACGTAATACAGAAGATGGTACACAAATATTAGAACAGATTTTACCATTCTTTACGCCAGATTTTAGTGTTGTGGTAGATTTTATACCACAAATGAATCAAAAGTATACTGTACCCATCATACTCAATTCCGTGGCATCTACAGTAGAATATGAAGGTGGTATGTCGGATGGCACAACAAGAATTATTGTATGGGACTTGACATTTACTGCTAAGAGTTTCATCTGGCCACCTGTCAAAACTGGTAAAGTTATCAATGCTGCCAACACTAATATCAATATTGATCTTACATCAAAAGAATTGCAGAAAGTATATGTTGACTATGCAAATGGCAACAACGTATTCACGACTGGTGAAACAATTCGTGACACAGCAAATGGATTTGTTGGTACAGTAGAATACTTCAGCAATACCACAACAGGTACACTTGTTATCACTGGTGGTAATAAGTACATTGAGAAATACTATACACTTGTTGGTGATTATTCTGGTGCATCATACAATGTAGCAACGCTAGACATCAATTCAGTCAACGCTGCTGCGGTAATTACTGAACCTGATCCTACATCATCATTACCAAATGCTAACTTTGGTTACGTTGAAACTATTACAGAATGGCCTGATACATTATCATGAAAAAACTAAATCAAAACTTATCGGAAATCTTTGATGTTGAGCCTATTGAAGAGAAGCCGTTAGAAAGATTACCTGTTGTTATAGAACCAACTGATGCCGTAGAAGCAGACACGGAATTTGCACGTAAAAATATACGTGATATGTTAGACAAAGGTAGTAAAGCATTTGAAGATTTGGCATTAGTTGCTAATCAATCAGAATCTCCACGTGCATACGAAGTGCTGGCTACCATGATGAAGAATATGTCAGAGATGAACAAAGATTTACTAGAACTCCAGAAAAGGAAAAGAGAGCTTGCACCCCAATCTGATAGTTCTAAAGGAGTCAACATTGACAAAGCAGTCTTTGTTGGCTCCACCACTGATTTACTAAAGATGATAAAGGCTAATAAATAATACCATGGAACAACTAATAGAACAACTGAAAATCATTTTGGGTACAAACTTTGGTTTGTATTTCAAAGCACATACGTACCACTGGAACGTAGAGGGACCTAACTTCTCTCAATATCACGACTTCTTGGGTGGCTTCTATGAGGGTGTATTTGCAAACACTGATCCAATCGCAGAACACATTCGTGCATTAGGTTCATATGCACCGACATCACTTTCACGTATGTTGGAGTTATCTAAAGTATCGGAAACAGTTGCTATACCATCACCACTTATTATGATGAGTGAATTGGTTGCTGACAATGCAGCATACATCACAGAACTTCGTGCAGGTATCGCACTTGCAGAAGCAGCAGATGAGCCAGCAGTAGGTAACTTTCTACAAGATATTCTTGATGCACATCAAAAACATGGTTGGATGTTGAGAAGTTTTACACGATAAATTATGGATGACGGGTATCTCGGTAATGCAAGGCTCAAAAAAGTCGGTGTTGAATTATCCCTTACAGAAGAACAAGTAAAAGAGTTTGCAAAGTGTGCTGAAGATCCAGTATACTTTATTGCAAACTACGTAAAAATTGTCAACGTTGACCGTGGTCTTGTCCCATTTGATATGTGGGACTTTCAAAAAGACATGGTTAGAACGTTTCATGAGAATCGTTTTTGTATTGCAAAGATGCCACGACAGGTTGGTAAAACAACTACCACTGTCGGCTATATGTTATGGAGTGCTCTGTTCAATGAAGAGTTTGTGATTGGTATTTTGGCTAACAAACTTCAACTTGCACAAGACATTCTAGCAAAGATTCAAAAAGCATACGAATATCTTCCACACTGGTTGCAGCAAGGTATTATCAACTGGAACAAACGTTCTTTAGAACTGGAAAACGGTTCAAAGATTTATGCTTACGCTACGTCAGCAGCGGGTGTCCGAGGTGGTACATACAATCTAATCTTTCTTGATGAGTTTGCCTTCGTTCCACATAACATGGCAGTAGAGTTCTTTACATCTACTTATCCTGTTATTTCGTCTGGTAAAACATCAAAAGTAATTATTGTTTCTACTCCTAATGGTCTAAATCTATTCTACAAAATGTGGATGGATGCCATTGAGAATCGTTCTCTTTATAAAACACTTGAAGTTCACTGGTCAATGGTGCCAGGTCGTGACGAAAAGTGGAAAGAAGAAACGATCCGAAACACATCTGAAGAACAGTTCAGACAAGAGTTTGAGACAGAGTTCATCGGCTCTTCTGCCACACTTATCTCTGGTGCTAAACTTCGTTCATTGGCATTTCGTGATCCAATGCGTATTGAAGATGATGGACATCTATTCATCTACGAAGATCCAAAGCCAGGACGAATATACATTGCTACAGTAGACTGTTCGGAAGGTGTAGGACTAGATTACCATACAATCAACATGATTGATGCTACGGAAGCACCATACAAACAAGTAGCCAGATACCGCAACAACAAGTTGCCACTTTACTTCTTACCTACCATAATCTACTCACTGGCAAATAGATACAATGAAGCCTATGTCCTGATTGAAACTAACAATGTCGGCCAGCAAGTTGTAGACATTCTACACTATGATTTGGAATATGAAAATGTCTACAAGCTAGAACACCACCACATCAAAGGTCAAAGCATCTCGGCTGGTTTCAAACGCTCAGTTGGTTTTGGTATCAAAACAACCAAGTCAGTCAAGAAAATTGGATGTGCCAACTTGAAAACACTGATTGAAAGTGATAAGTTACTCATCAACGACTTTGATACCATTGCAGAACTCAATACATTTGTGCGAAAAAAAGACACTTTTATGGCCGAAGAGGGCAACAATGACGATATCGTCATGGGTTTGGTGCTATATTCTTGGCTGACAGCACAAACATTCTTCAAAGATGAAACACGTATTGATATCCGTAAAATTATGCTGGAAGAACAGCAAATATTAGGTGAAGAAAGTATGCTTCCGTTTGGCTTTATTGAGGACGGACTGCGTAGAGAAGTAGAAGTGGAAGATGGAGACATGTGGGAACCTCCGGCGGGCTATTTATCATCAAGTTTGTAAAAAACTAAATAGACAATAAAAAGAAAATTGACCCAACAATAAAAGGAGAAATCCAATGGCATTTCAATTATCACCTGGAGTGAATGTATCAGAGATTGATCTGACTACAGTTATTCCTTCAGTTGCCACTTCTACTGGCGCATTCGTAGGACCTTTTAATTGGGGACCAATTGGTGAAGTAACTACAATTTCCGATGAAGTTCGTCTTGTGAACACATTCGGCAAACCAGATAGCGATAATTATGAATATTGGTTCTCTGCTGCGAACTTCCTGGCTTATGGAAATAATCTAAAAGTTGTTCGTACACAAGGTCTTGGTGCTCTGAATGCAACAGCAAACGGCACAGGACTACTAATCAAAAACGAAGATGATTTCAATGACAATCATTCAAGCTATGCTGCTGGTGCATTCGGTGACACTGGCGGATGGGCAGCACGTTGTGCTGGTACATTAGGTAATAGCATTCTTGTTTCTATGGCAGATGCTAACACATGGAACGTGTGGACATATGCATCACAATTCAGTGCAACACCAAATACATCTTCATACGTAGCAAGTCGTGGCGGTGCTAACGACGAAGTACACATCGTTGTTGTTGATGAAGATGGATTATGGTCAGGCACAGCAGGTACAGTTCTAGAAAAATATGCATTTGTATCTAAAGCATCCGATGCTAAAGATGACAGCGGCAACTCAAACTACTATAAAGATGTTGTAAATCGTCAGTCACAATATATTTGGTCACTGTCACATCCAACAAATCTAGGTACTGGTACAGCATGGGGTTCTGCTGCTAACGTTTCAGCATACAAACTATTCTCAAGCAATGCATCCAACTCATTGTCTGCTGGTGCAATCGGTACATCTGGCACAGCAAACGTTACAACTGGTTGGGATTCATTCAAGAACGCTGAATCAGTAGATGTATCATTGCTAGTAACTGGTCAAGGTAACAGCACAATTGCAACATACGTTATCAGCAACGTTGCAGAATCACGTAAAGATTGCGTGGCATTTATCTCTCCAGAAAAAGCAGATTGCGTAGACAATGCTGGCAGTGAAGTTACAGATATCAAAGCATTCCGTAATGGTCTGACATCATCTTCATATGCATTCCTAGACTCTGGTTACAAATATCAGTACGACAAATACTCGGATGTGTACCGTTGGATTCCTCTAAACGGTGACATTGCTGGTCTGTGTGTGCGTACCGACAACGAACGTGATCCTTGGTTCTCACCAGGCGGTTTCAATCGTGGTCAAATCAAGAATGTAATCAAACTTGCATGGAATCCAACAAAAGCAAATCGTGATGATCTGTACCAAGTTGGTGTAAATCCAGTTGTTTCTTTCCCTGGTGAAGGTACAGTTCTATACGGTGATAAGACTCTGTTGAGCAAGCCAAGCGCATTTGATCGTATCAATGTTCGTCGTTTGTTTATCACACTTGAAAAAGCAATTAGCCGTGCTGCACGTTTCTCATTGTTTGAATTCAATGATCAGTTTACACGTGCTCAGTTCGTAGCATTAGTTGAGCCATTCCTGCGTGACGTACAAGGTCGTCGTGGTATCACTGACTTCCGTGTGGTGTGTGATGACACAAACAACACAGGAGAAATTATTGACCGTAATGAGTTTGTTGGTGACATTTACATTAAACCTGCTCGTTCTATCAACTTCATCCAGCTTAACTTCGTAGCAGTACGTACAGGTGTTAGCTTCAATGAAGTGGTAGGTGCAGCCTAAATAAGAGAAACAGGAGAATAATAAATGGCATTTAACGTAAATCAGTTCCGTTCACAATTACAAGGTGACGGTGCCCGCCCAAATCTATTTGAGGTGTCAATGCCGTTTCCTGCGTTCTCAGCACCAGGAAACGCACAAACAAAAATGACGTTCATGTGTAAGACAGCACAACTTCCAGGTTCAACTCTGGGCGTTGTGCCTGTTCAATACTTCGGACGTGAATTGAAGTTTGTTGGCAATCGTACTTTTGCTGACTGGACAGTAACAATTATCAACGATGAAGATTTTGTTGTACGCAATGCGTTTGAACGTTGGATGAATGGTATCAATAGCCACAATCTAAATGTTCGTAACCCAGTTGCTGGTACACCATTAGGCTATACAGTTGATGGTGAAGTTACTCAGTTCGGTAAAGCTGGTAACAATATCAAAAAATATAAATTTGTTGGTTTGTTCCCATCAGACATTACTCCAATTGATGTTGATTGGGGTTCAAATGATACTATTGAAGAGTTTTCTGTGACTCTGACCTACCAATGGTGGGAAGCAGTTGCAGATGGTGTGATCTAAGAGTAAGGGTGTTTTACCCTTACTTTTTAATATAGGATGATATTTAATGGCGATTAAACTTTTTGGTTTCACACTAGGTGGAAAGGATGTTGTTCAGAGAGAAAAACCTGAACAGTCATCCTTTACACTGCCTTCTGCTGCACAGTTAGATGACGGTGCAGTTACAGTCACACAGAATGCCTATTATGGTACTTATGTTGATCTAGAAGGTTCAGTACGAAACGAGATTGAACTTATCACACGTTATCGTGAGATGTCCAATCACCCAGAATGTCAAATGGCAATTGATGAGATTGTCAATGAGGCTATTACACATGACGACCAAGGTAAAGTTGTTGATATTGTTTTAGATAATCTAAAGCAACCAGAATCAATCAAGAAAAAAATCATAGAAGAGTTCAACAACGTACAAAGAATGTTGAACTTCAATAATCTTGCTGACGATTTATTCAAGCGTTGGTACATTGATGGTCGTATGTTCTACCATGTGGTAGTCAATGACCAGAATCCAAAAGAAGGCATCAAAGAACTAAGATACATTGATCCACGTAAGATTCGTAAAGTACGTGAAATCAAAAAAGATCGTGACCCAAAAACTGGTGCGATGGTTATTGTATCTACGGCTGAATACTATGTCTACAATGATCGTGGTACAACTACACAAACATTTACTGCAAATGTAGGTCAAGGTCTCCGTATTGCACCAGATTCAATCATCAACGTGAACT